AGTAAAAAGGTTTGTTTCTCTCTCTGTGTTGTTTGCCTTGTTGCGTAAGCAACAAGGTATTATTATGTGCACCCTCCGATTCAAATATTTCCCCAAGAGAAAAAAAGCTGGCTCCGCTACCTGACTCCGCTAGCTGGCTCCGCGGTTTTTGAGCTGACTCCGCGGTTTTTGAGCTGACTCCGCTACCTGACTCCGCGGTCCTAAATTGCGGTTTTGATGTGGTATACCGGATTCCGATTCTGCGCTGTTTTTCGCCACAATCAATGGTAATTTGTGTTTTGAAAATGATTCCTAGCTGGATGCCCTTTTTGAGGAGTCGAGCACTTTTGTGTTCGCCAAATCCGCTATTTTCTCTGAATTGCTGGAAAGAGACCGTGTCCGAAGCGCCGAACCCGGTCATGATGGTCCAGTATTCCCTTTCGGAGGAAAGTCGGTCTATAGGCTGTGTGGGGGCGATTGTAGAATTCATAAGGCGTCCTGGTTAAAAGAATTTCTGTTATTGCCAGAAATGCCCCAGACACGATATGCTCGAAGATACGGTATGAATGTATCGTGTTTGAAGCTTAAGGTATGGTGGTGACATCGTATCTGAAGCTTTCTGAAGCTTAAGGTATGATGGTGGCATCGTATCCGAAGCTGAAATCCTGTGTCCGAAGCTAAAGGCCTTGTGTCTGAAGCTGTTGGCTTCTTATAACAACGGAGGGCTCATACACGTTTTTCTTGCATATATGGTGTCTGGGTGGAGGCTCGCTGTACTTTTCTGGGTGACAGGCGGGCCTCTTCATTTTCAGCCATTATGGCTATCCTATCAGCCCTCGCGTTTCCCTTCCAGCTCTTTTCAGTTGCCTCCTCTAAAAATAATATCTTGATTGTTTCCATCGTCTTTGCATAATGCCGAGTTAGCCCCGCATACCGCGGTGTAGAGGGATTCATGCCGACAGACTACGACGTTGTGAGCGACTTTTCGCAGGACTACAACAGGGCTTGGATGCTCCTAAACCCCTATTACTCAGCGGCTTACGAAGACGTAGGATGCTATTTGGGGCAGCAATGGACTTTAGAGCAGCAAAAATACCTGAACGAGGAGCGGCGCAATTCGTATACGTTTAACAAGGTGCGGAAGACCATCGACACCACCTCCGGGTACCACAAAGCCAATCAGCAGGCGTCTGTGGTGGTCCCCTACGAGAACTCAAGCGAAGAAACCGCCGATCAGCTTACCGAACTCCTCCGACACGCCATGCAGCCAAACGGATATGCGGCAGACAGTAAAGCATTCCATGGAAGCCTTGTCTCTGGTATTAACTGGGTGTCTCCTTGGATCGACTACCGTAATGATTATGTTAACGGTAGGATTAGCTTTCACGTCGATAATTGGAATGATGTTATCTTCGATCCTTTCTTTACTCGGTTTGATTTAGAGGATTGCACGTTTATTGCGAGAAGAAAATACCTAAGCAAAGACGTTATCAAGTCATTGGTTCCCGGGTGTGAAAGGGAAATCAATGCAATGGGATATGGAAATCGGGACGAAAAGTTTTCTTTTGAGCCGTATGCGCGTCAATGGGGGCTGCAAGCGCTTTTGGCTTACAACGAATATTGGAAGCAGCGATATAAAAAAGGCTGGCTGCTTGTAGACAAAACAACCGGTGAACAAAAGCCTTGGAAGGGAGACCAAAATCGCCTTAAGATAATGCAGCAATTCTTCCCGAATCTTGCTGTCATTGAGGGATACTACAAAACAATTGAATACAACATAATTGTCGAAAACAGGCTGTTGTATAGTGGCGAAGATCCTTGGGGCATTGGCGAATATCCTTTTGTGCCATACATTGCGGTTTGGGATACAAGCTACGATTTGTTTCAATGGAAAATACAGAGCTTGGTTCGCATATTGAAAGATCCGCAAACCGAATATAATATGCGGAAAAGCAAATTGCTGGACATCATGGACTCGCAAATAGGGAGTGGCTGGAAAGCGAAAAGCGGCGCAGTTTCGAACCCCAAGGCCCTGTTCCAGAGTGGCCAAGGCAAGGTGATCTTTTTCAATCCAGGCTTCGAGCTAGGAGATGCCGAACGCATTGACCCGCCGAACATTCCCGAGAGCCTATTTGCGCTTCAGGAGTCATTCGCAAAAGATATCACGGACATGGTCGACCTGACGCAGATGGCGTCTGAGGTGCCTGACCGCATGAGTGCCGCCCTGTTTCTTCAGAGGCAGGCAAGCGCAGTTCTGGGTTTGGGGCCTATTTTCGACAACCAAAAGACGAGCCAGCGACTGCTAAGCAAAAAAGTCCTGAAAATGATTCAGAACTACAGTTTGGATAAGGTCCGTCGCATTATCAAGCAGGAGCCGACCGCAGAATTCCATTCGGGGACATTTCTGGAATACGACGTGGCACTTACCGAGACTGTGATGAGCAGCACGCAGAAACAGATGTCGTTCCTGCAGAAATTAGGCCTGAAAGCGGCTGGCGTCAACGTTTCGGATAAACTGATCTTCGAGGATGCGCCGTTCCCTGTGAGCAAGAGTTTGCGTGCCGAACTCGAGCAAGAGGCGGAAGCAGCCAAGGCGGCTCAGGCTCAGGAAGCGGCCGACAAGCAACAAATCAACCAGTTCTTGCAAGCAAAATCTTTCAGCGACATATCGCTTGGGGAGGAGAGGTTGAGCAAGATCAAATACGACGCGGCATTGTCCGAGGAGCGCCTAGCAGCGGCCGCCGAGGAACGCGAACGAGCTGTGCTTGATAGAATTCGCGCCATAAAAGAGCTCGAGGGCATGGACATTGAACACGCGCATAAAATCCTGGAGATAATTCGCGGTATTGAGGAGGAGCAGAGGCTGAAATCCGCCGACACTGTGGTTCCGCAACCGGCAGTAACTGGAAAAACGAAATGAACCCTGTGACCCAGCGCGATATAGAGCTGCGATCTGTGCTACAGACCGAATCCGATTTCGAGGCAGAGGCGGAACTATTACGACAACGGGCGATCGAACAGCACGTCGCGCAGATGCTCCAAATGTGGGAGGACGAATTTGAACAACGACGGATGGGGCCAGGTCGGAGCGGGCCGGGGAGACAACAGGATAGCAGCGGAAGGGTTTCCCGCGGGGAAAATTCCGACAGAGCATAGGGTAGTGAGAGCAAACGCTGGAGGAGGCGGACCAATGAAAGAGCACCTGGAGATGCATGGCGCGCTGGGCATGGAAAAGGCTCGGCATGCGGCGGCAATGAGCCACAACGAACACCATTTAGAAAAACACCATAAGCGGCATCACGATTCGCAATATGGCCATGACTCGCATGAGCATAAATATCCAGAAAACGACATATTTTAGAGGTATTCATGCGCGGATATTTAAACGAGCAGCAGCGAGACGAGCTTGAACCGAGCTGGTGTTCGCAGCTGGACAGGATTGGGATGCAACCACACTCACGGGAGTTCCTGGAGCGCGAGATGAATTGCATTCGCAGCTGGGGCAAATTCGAATGCCTCACGGGCGAAACGATGGACGATCCCACAGGTATTCATTTTGGGGACACGCCATGACGGCCATGTTCACTGGGCCTGGAATGGGCTCTCAGGTGGTTGGTCAGGCTCCGCAGGGTCAATTGCCTCAGCCGGTAAATCCGGGTGACGGGCAGAGGGCCTTGAGCGACTTGCAACGGATGATGCGCGACGAGCAGGCACAACATATGGGCGCGTATAAATATGCAAACGGCAATACGGCGAACAGCAGCACTCCTCTAGGCGAACCCTCATTCTAGGTGCACATGAGCAGGATTATCGACGAACACGGCTCTCTAAATACGCTGAAGCCCCAGCCGGGTCAATACGACAGTTACACTCCGCGTTTTCATCCGTTGCCTGGCAAATGGGCGGCGGAACAGTTGGCTGGCAAATCGTCATCGAGGCCCGGAAGCACTTCTGGGGAGGCTAGGCCTTCCACGGACTTGCAGAGGGCTCTTTCTGCGGAACGGGGGCAACATGAATATTGGGAGCAATGGCAGGGAGTGACCCCCGGAAAACCTATCTACGAGGATCCGCGTGCATTCCAGAACACGCTTTTGCCGGTTGCCCGATTCGGAACAAACGGGCGGGGAGACTAATGCAGGCACGCGCACTACTATCAAAGGCCACTCGAGTGACAAAGAAAATCGAGGAGGCCGCTACGCCGAGCAGGTTGATCAAAAAAATGACTAAAAAAAGGAAAACCAAATGAAAGAGAACCCTAGTGGCCGCCAGGGCGGTTTTGAGTCTATGGAGCGCGACAATCGACGTGAGCCGATGGTCAGCCATCAATCGGAGACTACCCCCATGTCGATCGCGGACAATTGGAACACCGTGAACGAGATGAAGGGCGAAGCGATGGACGAGGCATACGGCTTGGCGGGGAAACGCGGAGTCGAAAAGTCCATGAAAATGGCGCATTCCCAATTCCGTTCGTACGAGTGGGCCTAATGCAAACGACGCTGATCGGGGAAAAACGTCATTCCGGACAACAGCTCATGGGCGAGACTCGTGAACCGATGAGCTCCGATTGCTGGAATGACGCGCAGAACCTGGCCGAGAAATATGCCGAAATCCTTAAAAAAGATTTCTGGATCTTATACGCGGCGAAACCCCACACGAGGCACGGTCACGCGATAGTGGCCGGCTGGGATATTCAGGTGAAGCGGCCTCCTTCAGCAATGGTCGGGGTTCTCACGTTCAGGTGGTGTCACGCCGAGAAGCGGCTCGTGGTAGAGCCTGAACTGTGTTTGCCCTATGACGTTCCGATCAGTGAAGCCGAGATGTCCAAGAAGTCGGCGGATTATTTCCCGTCGATGGCGTCTGCGGCTAAAAAAAGCGGGGGAATTTTGCTCGCATAAGATTATTTCCAAACCAAAAAGGCGTAACGGGTTCTCGCCGTACCCAGGAGATGGATGAGCGAATTAGACATGTCGAAACCGGGTTCAGAGCTGTTTCCCGAGTTGTCGAGTCAGAACTATAACAGCTACGCGGACGTAATATCGGATTCTGCCGTCGGGGATCCTCTCGATATGGGCGTGACACCAGCAGCCGAGCTCGCCCCTCAGCAATTGTCAGATAAAGAATTGAATTTTAAAGCGCTCCGAGAGGAAGCCTCGAAACTCAAGAGCGAACGCGAGTATTGGAAGGGCCAGGCGGAGGCATACAATCGGATCAATCAACAGCCAGCAGCCAAGCCGGAACCGGCCGAAAAGTTGGACTGGGACGATGCCGATGATGTTCGGCGTGCCTGGGAAACGATGCGGGACGATAACGAGCGGCTCAGAAATGAGATGCGAGATTTCCAGGCGTCGATTCAGGCCAAAAGCCAGCGTAGCGATTGGGATGCGATGGTCACTAAACATGTGCCGGAGCTTGTTTCAAAAAATCCGATGTTCGCCGAGATGATTCAAAAAAGTTCTAATCCTTATGAGGCGGCGTATCTCGTGGCCGAATTGAACGCTCGTGCGGGTCAACCGCAGCAGGAGTTACGGACGGATACGCGTCCGACAAACGCACAGAGGGCCCTCGCCAATATGCAGAAACCGCAGACGTTAGCGAGCGCTGGCGGACAGTCCACGTTGAGCAATGCCGACTACTATGCGCAGATGTCGGATGAGGACTTCATGAAGATTGCAGCAAAGAATTTGGCGAACGTCTAAACCGTAAGGTGTTAGATGCCAATTACGACTACTTCGCAAGTGCCGCCAGAAGTGCGCACTTATTTTGACAGACTTTTGTTAACTCTTGCACGACCGTATTACATCTATGATATGTTTGGGCAAAAGCGAACAATCCCACTAAACTCCGGCGATCAGATGATCTTCCGGCGTTATTCCACGCTTAGCGCGGCAACCGTTCCTCTTCAGGACGGAACAACTCCGCCAGGTGATTCTCTTAGTGTCACGGACTTTAGCACGCAGATTAAATGGTACGGCAACTTCTGTGTGATAACAGACCAAGTTCAATTCACTGTACAAGACAGGGTGTTAAACGAAGCAACTCGTGTTCTGTCTTTGCAGCTAGGGCTTACTATAGACAACTTGATTAGAAACATGATGGTGTCGACGGCGAGTTCTATTTGGTGCAGTAACGGTGTAAACGGAAAGACACCGACAGAGATCACCACGCCGGACATTAAAACCGCAGTGCGGGCCTTGCGCCTAGGTAACGCGCGACTGATGACCAAGCCGATTCCGGGTGAAAATCGGTTTGCGACAAGCCCGGTTCGTTCCAGCTACTGGGGCTTTATGGATGTCACGATCCAGAACGACCTTGAGGCTTGCGCGGACTTCTTGAGTGCGGCTAACTACCCGAACCCCATGGATGCGTTAGAAGCGGAATGGGGCTCGACAAATAATATAAGGTGGCTTTTATCGACGGCAGGTTACAATAACGGCGCTGCAACTCCGGTATGGAACAATATCATACTTGGGCAAGAAGCATATGGTGTTGTTCGCCTTGGAAGTAAAGAAGCGGAGTTCCTTGTAAAACCTTTGGGAAGCGCTGGGACAAGCGATCCATTGAACCAAAGAGGCTCGGTGGGATACAAATATCCTTTCGCAACGAGGTTGTTGAACGACAATTGGATCACGCGTCTATTATCAACTCAGCGGCTATAGGGGGTAAAGCATGCAATATAGATTTGGTTACTTCACTATGGCGACTGCGACCACGCAAACAGCTGTGGTTCCGCAAACAATCACTCTGGGGTTTATACCGTCCAAGTTCCAGATGATAAACTATAGCACTTGGAGCACAACAACAACTAGTTTAGTTGCTCCGTTTCCGGTGACAAGCAATATTTGGTATTCTGGAATGCCATCGGGGTCGGCAATACAGACTGTGAATATTGGGTATACAACAACCACAACCCCAGTTCTAACGACTGTGGCTCTCAGCAGTAACGCCTCCATCGCGTCTAATGGCGTGACTCCGTTTATGAATGGGGCAGATTGGCCTCCTGAGCAAGCGACGATCACGAACGTGACCAAAGCAATCCCTGCGGTCGTTACGGCAACCAATACATTTGTGAACGGTGATATTGTCACGATCTCGGGTGTTGCGGGAATGACGCAGCTGAACACAAACCGCTACGTGGTCACGAACGCGAGCGGATCATCCTTCTCGCTGTACGATTTGTTTGGCAATCCTGTCGACAGTACGGGATACGGCACCTATGTGGCGGCTCCCGGTGGATTTCCTGGAGGTTTTGCCAACTGCATTTCGACGCCTCCGACTGCTCCTGTTCTCAATGCGTTAACTGGCGCAGTGGTGACTCCTGGTGGGCCTCCTGGCAACTTTTACGACATAGGATCTGCCGGACTAACTTTGGGATATTCCTTGTTCAACACTTCCGCAGATACATGGTATTGGGAAGCGTTTTATCAAACCCCAACAGGCTGGTAAAATGACTGCTTTGATCGGATTTCCGCTTGGGACTGTATACAACATAGTCAATGTCACGAATGCTTATCCTGGCGTAGTGACATTGTCTTCTATTGCGGATCCAAATTCCTTTGCGGTGTCGATCGGGCAGACTGTGACGATTAGCAAAGTCGTAGGGATGTTTCATCTGAATGATGTGCGGTTTAATGTGGCGGCATTGGACCCTGTAGCGTTTACGTTTCAGCTCTACGACCTGCAATTCAATCCTGTCGACACTCGTTCGTTTTCCCCATATGTGGGAGGCGGCGAAATCAACATTGTCTCTTATCCTGCGGGAGCCGGACAGCCTCCGGGACTCATGTACAATAACCAATAGGAATTTATGCTCAAGACCGCTCCGAAAAAAGAACCAGTCGAAGTTTTGCAAGAGAAACATCTGTCAGGGCCCGCAGATGAGCCGATGCACGTTGTGGCCAAAGAGCTCCAGGACGGGGAAATCGTTTTCGCTACACAGGAATCCGCGCGTGTGGAGAATGTGGTTTTTAGGAACCAGCGTGACCCTGGGACCCCTTTGGAGTTCCATTTCGCGAGCGCCACGCATCCGTTCAAACAATACAAATTGTTCGACGGGCACACATACGTGCTTCCGGTTGAGGTCATCAGGAACCTGGAGCAGTCCCGCGAGAACGTCGAGAAATATCGCAAAAATGCCGACGGGGTTCCCGAGGTATACGTGGCTGGATATAAAACACATTTTGTGTGTGAGAGGGTCTGATGACGTTTTCGAGTAACGTTGGCATTTGGCGGTTGAGCGAAATCATCGCGGAGTTCCGTGGCATCACTGGCCGCCCGAACAACGTTTACCCGAATGGAAACGCCCCGAACCCGCAGTTCGATGACGGACAAATCGTTCAGCTTATCAATTACTATTATCAGTATGTTTTAACAAAAGAACTAAAGGTCTTTTGGGAATATACGACATACCAATTCTATGCTCAAGCGAATGTCGCCGAGTACATAGCGCCCAAGAGTTTTCAGCAATTGAACCCCGAGGTTTACGCTGACGGCTGGCGGATGAATTGGTACATCGATCCTGGCGTGTTTTACCAAGATTTCCCTCAGCAGGACAGCAAGCAGGTGGTCGGCCAGGGGGATGGCGTCAGCAATAGTTTTTCGTTTCAGGTGTCTGCCTATCCGATTTTACCCGGGAGCGTTTATGTCACCGATGGGACCCAAGTGGCCCAGGATAACGGAAATGGAGGTTTTTTTGATCCTAATGCTCCTACTGTGCTTTTGCCTGGTTCGATTAATTATATTTCAGGCACTGTAGCCTCGCTGGGGTTTACCTCTATTCCTGCGTCTGGCGCGACAATCACGTGTGCGTTTTTCACGTACCTACCGAACCGCCCGCAAGGCATCCTCTTTTACAAGCAGCAGCCGCTTGCAGATTCCAGGCAGGTGACGCTCGCTGCGGTTGACATGTTCGTTTTGCGTCCGGTTCCGGATCAGCCATACCTGATCAAGATGAACGGCATTCAGCTGCCGCCACCGCTTGTAAATTACACAGACGTGCCATTCCGCCCGGATCTTGGGCCTTTAATTGCTCTCGGCGCGGCCTTGCACATGTTCAAATTGTACGGGCAGGTCGATCAATATGCGCAGTTCTATCCCGAGTACTTGCGATTTAAAGATATTTGTATGCAGGACACGTACGAGCTATACCTGTACCAGAGATCGTTGCCCAAATTTTAGGAGTCGTCATGACATATACCCCAACCGTTCCTCAGGCGAACCAAACGATTGCCTCCACGCAGCCCCTAATCTCGGCGAATTTCGGCTATCTCGCGACGGCTATCGGGACCGAGCATAATTTTACGGGCACAAGCGCTTCAGAGACGTACCATACGCAGATGTCGTTGCCGAACAAGGCTCTCGCGGAGACGGCAAACCCGACTCCGGTTACTGGGGCAGACGGCATTTTATATGCGCAAGCGGGCGGTCCTGGAACGGCGGGACAGTCCGGCTTGCGATATTATAGCACATCTGGCAACCAGATTTGTCGGCTAACCGATGCATTCGTTGGGACGCCTGGATTTCAATGGACGGGGCAAACGTTGAGGCAATGGGGGTCAAATACAATATCATTGTCTTCCACCACATGCACATTCAAGACTCCATTTCCAACCGCCGTTTACTGCATACAATTAACAGTGATTGGAACTTTTGATGCTAAAGTTTATGTTGCCAGTAACACCTTAACTTCTTTTAAGGTTGGCGTGTCTTTCAGCTCTATAACATCAGCTCAGATTTACTGGGAGGCAATAGGCTCTTAATGGGGTATCAGCCGTTTCTCATAGGCAACTTCCGCACGGGACTGAATATGGCTGTGGAACCGTGGCTTCTACCTCGGGATGCGTTTCAATCGCTCATCAACGCGCGCCTTTATCGAGGAGTGGTAGAAAAAGTTTCCGGTTACAGCCCATATGCGAGAACCTACGAGGGTGTGATTTCACGGCTTTTTCCAGCTCCAAACGGAACCAATCAGACATTTACCGCGACTCTAGGCCGGACACCCAGAACGGTTAATTTCGCGGGTTACGCCGTGATCACGACGGGCCTAAACTCTGAGATTTTCACATATCAATCGGATTCGATCGTCGCTGGCCAGCCTGTCGTTGTCCTGAAAGGCTCGGGGCTGACCGGGTCAGGCACGTTAAATTTGGCGACAAACGCCCTGTCGATAACCACAACGGTTCCACCTCCAGCCGGCAGCATTGTCATTTTCAAATACTGGGCGAATCCCACGAATGTTTCGACGCGCTACCCGATCATGGGAATCAAACCCTATTACACACCTCTAGGCGAGTCGCAAACGCTTGTTTTCGATTATCAAAAAATGTGTGTAATAGTGTCTCAGAACACGACGGCTGTTTCTCCGACAATATTTGCCACCACCGAGCGGTTGAATAACGCCGCCGTGGAGGTCCCTCACGACTACTACAGCTCTGCCACGATCACTGGAAACGGGGTCACAAAAACATTTAGCGGCACATTCACCAATCCAATTGTGCCCGGGACAGTGAACTTTTATCAGTTTCTCTCGACGGGTGCCCCTGTTCCGGCATCCTCGTTTGACGACAACGTTGCAGACATTTCGGATAACGCGCAGGGGGCCCTTACTGGAATCGGGGCAAGCGCTGGCTCTGGGTCAATTGATTATTATACAGGCGTGTGGACGTTCACTTTTCTCACAGCTCCAGCCACAGGGAACTATTTTGACTCCACCGTTGGGGTGTTTGGGCAAGTGTTCCATGGCGGGAACAAGAACTTCTTTTCGGTGGCAAACTACCAGAACAAAGCCTTCATCTGCAACAACTATGACCCCGTTTTTTACTACGACGGCTCCACGCTAAAGTTTCTGCGGACCAATTTGACTGTCACGCCAATCACGTCAGCGGGAGGGGTCCCGAACAACACGTCGCCATATATTACAAGCGCGCTGCACGTTTTCGTGAATCGCGAGAGGCTCCTGTTGCTTTCGCCGCGTGTGATTTTGGACGTGGTGGGCCAGACGCTACAGAGCACGGGCGTCTATTGGTCAGACACGAGCAACCCTCTAGTGTGGACAAATGGCGGAGCCCTATTCGGCCCCACGAGTCAGCCAATAATCACGGCAGGATTCGTCAACTCTGATTTGATTGTACGATTCACAAACTCCGAGGCGGTTTTTAGATATACTGGAGATGCATTCGGGCCGTTCAGGTTTGACCCAACAAACAACATTTGGAATTGCAGCTCTCAGCACGGGACGATCAGTTACGACTCGTGGATTTCGTCTGTTGGCACGTCTGCAATTGTCGGCTCTGACGGCTGGAACATCAAGCGGGTGGACGACGCGATCCCGGATTTCACCGACGCGTATCGCATTCCGGGCCAATATCCCATTCCGTATTTGAGCGAGCCCGACATCGAATATTGCTACGGTCAGCGGTTTGACGACGTAAAAGAGGGGTGGCTTTGCTACGTGTCGGACATTCCGAATCCGGTCTCGGAAGCTTTGACGTTTAGCGATAACGTTTTGGCGTTCAATTATTTGGACGGAACATACTCGATTTACAGTTTCCCTTTAACATGCTTGGGCGTTTCCACCTCGACCGATTCACTGGAAACATGGGGAACGATTTTCACCGCCTGGGAGCAGCATCAGGACACGTGGGGGAGCTATCAACAAATTAAAGGCTCTCTGATAGATTTGGGTGGAGATTCACTCGGATACGTCCACGAGCTAAACGACGGGCAGCTTATCTACCAAGGCGCTTCGGGGGAAGACTTCGATTTAACTTTGATCACTAAAGATTTCAATCCGTTCATCGAGCAGGGACAGTTGTGTAGGCTGGGGTACATTGATTTCTTGGTTTCCACGTTTGACGACGAGCTTGAGTTTGACGTTTCCATTTATTGTAACAACAACCTCAGCGCAATCCCAACTCCGGGATTCCCGTTTCAAACGAATTCTTTTGATTACACGGTGACAGTCGCGGCCACTGACGCGATGAGCCCATATTTCGCGCAGGAAAAAGCGTGGGTTCGCGTGTACGTAGGTTTGGTGGCAAAATCGCATACGATTAAAATCACGCAGATAGGCGACCACAATACCAACCCATTGAACCTGCATGCGATGACCTTGTATATGCAACCGGCAGGGAGGCTCTTCAATTAATGGGCAAGCTCCAGCCGAATTTCTCGTTCAAATACACAGACGCGCCCAGCTCAGCGGGATATCGCGGAGAGAAGGGCATCGTGTCTGGGCCACCGAAAAAAGAGTCTAACACAGCCGCGACCACCAACAATTCCATCGTGGACTCTCAAAACGACAATCGGTTCCAATTCGAAATGGCTCAGGAGCATATTTTGGTCTCCAACTCACTCAATGCGACGATTGACGACGCGAGCTATTTCACGCGGCCGAGGCAGACGTCGTTTACGTGGGTCAACGGGAGTGCCATTTATACCGTCACGCTACCTACAGGGGCGTTGAGCACAGGCGCAATAACGATTGCCACAGGAATCGAGGGCAATTTTCTTGTGGTTGACCTGAAAGGATCCGTGAGCAATGGGATTGTGTACAACAGCTTTACATTGCCGCTGCCGTACCTTGACGTGACGGTTGCTGCGAACAGCATTGGCCTGGTCAGAAACGGCGCAAATATCGTCGTCACAAGCGGTGGAACCGACTATAGCGCCTACTCGGGATGGGTTACCGTCTATTATATAAAGGAACCTTGATGAAAACGAAAACTTTAAGCACCCTGTCGAAGGGGCAACAAGAACTGGAAAAACTGATCACCGAGGCGCTTCAGAGCGGAACGGGTCCTCTTGCGGACATGTTCGGCAAATTCAATGCCGAGGGGTTCAATCAGGGGGTGGCTAAGCCCGCGATCGAGAACTTCAAAAACGAGATTCTCCCCCAGTTGCACGAGCAGTATATCGGCAGCAATCGGGGTCTGTCTACGGCTCGAGGCGCTGCGGCAACGAAGGCGGGTGCGGACCTACAGAGCAAGCTTGCGGCGTTGCTGTATCAGGCGCAGGAACAGCAAAAGCAAAATCGCATCGGCGGGGCGAACACTCTGTTCGGCAAACAGGCCGTCGAAAATGTCGTGCAACAGCCGGCAGCTGGAGGCGGTGGCCTTTCTCAAATCCTGGGACCTCTCGCTAGTGTGGCTGGCGGTTTCCTTGGTGGTCCAGGGGGGGCAGCAGCAGCAAATGCTATATTTGGAGGCGGAGCTAAAATGGCTCCGACGGTGGGCTAATGGCAACGGTAATTCAAGGTCAGCCCTCGAGGGGGCAGCAGAACACGGCGGCGATCGGAGGGGCATTAGCGAAGGCTCTAGAGGGTGCTTGGGGCGGCTACACGCAGCATCACGATCAGCGGGCGATTCAGGACGCGGTGCACAACCTTCCTAAAAACGCCAGCCCTAGGGACATTCTCGACGCGGTGACGAATACGCGAACGTATAGCCCTGAAGCAAAACAGAAAGCGCTCGTCAATTATTTGAGTGTCGCACAACAAGCGGAGCAATCCCGCCATGCCAGAGCCATGGAGGAGACGGCCCTTGCGAGGGCTTCTGCTCCCAAGGGTGCTCAGAAAAAGGAAGTTACTCCAGAAGAAAAAGCCGAGAAAATTCAGGATTACGTTGATCGGGGCATGAGTCCGCTAGAGGCAAAAATCGCCGCAAATGCGAGTCCAGCACTCGAAAAAGAGATTTATTCGACACACAGCAAAAACCTCTCGCAGGAAACCTACGATCAACGGAGAAAAGAACAGGAGCAAGAGTTCGACGAAAAGCAAGACGCCCAGAATAAGGAAATCCTGTCATCGAAAGCCCCGAACAAGGACCCTTGGCCCAAGATCAGACAAATTCCATTAGGCGAGACCCCAAAACAGGTTGCTGATCTAAAAAAGGAATATCGATCCGAGAATGCAAAGAGAGACGAGGGATACACAAAGGCCGCTCAGACATATGCAAAATCACGACTACGACTAAATGGCATCGACAAAGCGAATGAGGCTGTGAAAGAATTGGGTGGCCTTCAAAACTTCTTGCTAATTGACGACGACGGGCAGGTGCGGCCGATAGCAAGCAAGCTGAAGCTGGTGCCTCCCGAGGTTCAGCTCCTTATAAAAGAGGTGTCCGAAGCCTTGAGTGGCGCAAAAGATTTCGTTGCTGGGCGAGTGTCAGGGTTCGAATTCGGCCTGTTTGGAAAGACGTTGCCTTCCATGATGAACACAAAGCTTGGAAGAAAATTGATCGTTAAGAGCTTGCGAATCAAGTCAGAACTGGATTTTCTTAGGGACAAAACGACGAATGAAGTCATTCAGCACTATGGAAGAGACGCGCCACCAGAAGAAATAACTCGTGTCGTGAACGATAGGATGACAAGAGAAGAGGAACGTCTCGAAAAACAGCAAGACGTTCTTGTCAAGGGGATGATGGAACAAACAAAAGCGATAAACGGAACGGCAAAAGAAAAAGCTGATGCGAAAGGAAAAACATTGATGCACACCCCCAAAGGCACTGTAATTTGGGTCAGAGACGCAGACGTTAAAGAGGCATTAGAGAATGGGATCAAACAATGGTAGACGAAGAAGAATGGGCCTCACAGTATCTCGCCAGGCAGTCTAACAAAACAGATGAAAGCACCCCTCCCGTGACTGCTCCTGAAGAGGAAGAGCAAGAGGAAGAGGAGCCGGACGAGCAAGCCTCAGAGCAGGCGGAAAACTGGGCGGAGCGTTATGCGCCTGCGGTCAAGAGCGTTGCGCCACAGACGCCGGCCCAAAGTCCTCAGCCACGACAGGAAGGCGACGGGGCATGGAGACCTTGGGGGACAATCCCCAAAAAAGTGACCGAGAAAGAAGACGAGGAAATTAAGTCCGCCTTTAAAACGGTAGCACAAATCCCCTTGAGTGTGATTGAAGCCGCCTCTGGGGCTGTTGACCTTGCAAAATCCGGGTTGATGCACACAAATGCCTTGGCAGGACATGTTATCGACTATTGGAAAGGTAAGCCACAAGATTTAACGTCGACAAGGGAAGCGTATAATGCAAGGTTGAAAGAGTCCCCAGCTTACACGGAAAACCAAGAGCGAACATACAAAAGATTCACGGAAAAAGCTAAGGAATGGGGGATTAATCTTGATGCTGAGACTGATGCGGAAAAGGATATTCTTCAAGGCGCTGGGGTTGCAATTCCTTTACTGGCGAGTGGCATCGGGCTTCCTGCTGTTGTAGGAGCAACTTTAGCGGCTGTGGGCATAAAACATGCGGCGCGATCTTTGGGCGCTGAAGAAGACACTGCCCGCACTATTGGAGACTTGTCGACTTTAATATCCCCAGCATTTGCATATAAACATGTAACTGAGACTTTTTCTAACACAGCTATTGGGCTGCAAAAGGTGGCAAATAAATTTGGTCTTCCATTTTTGAGAGCAATGACGTTAGATCGGAAGCCGTTTATTACCGCTGCTGTAGAATCGTCGGTCGCTCGTAGGGCTCGTACGCAAATGAACCTGAGCCAGAATGTCGCGATCGAGAAAATTGCGGCCGAGGGAGTCAATTCTAAAACGCTTCAGGAATTAGGCCTCACGCGAGATACGGCGCAGAGGGCGGCTCATTCTGCTGTGGATGCATCTGCCGCGGCCAATCCGACTCAGTTCAGCAATGACAACCTCATTAATAAAATAAAGCGGCGACACGAGGAATTGGAGAAGCGTGGGCATCAGCGGACGGCGGCTCCTAATGCGGAGGAAAACATTCTCGAAAGCCGGATGCACGACATCAGCCCGACTCCTGGCCGCGAACCGACCGCTCAGGAGCTGGGGGATTGGGCGAGAGCAGAAAGCGCCGGCGAAAAGGCGGCGAAAGCTCGTGAAGCAGAATCGTTACCGGGACGCCTAAAAGCAAAAACGTATGCCGAGAGATATCAAGCGCAAATTGAGGTCGCCAAACACAAGCGAAAAATAGAAGAGGCCCGTGAGGCATTAGAGGCAAGGAAAACGGCCGAGGCATCTAGGCAAGAGCAGGCGGCTAAAATGTCTCGGGTGCGCGGTGGTGCCGCAAAAAGCGGGGGTATTTCGAAAAGCGAGGCGACGAAAAGGACCGCCGCGAATGCCGAGATTCAAAAACTACAAGAGAAATTTGACGAGGCTAAATCGGCCTATAAAACAGCGATGAGCCCGGCTGTTCCCCACGTGCCTCAGCCGCGACCCATTGCCCCTGCGCCGACGCCTAAAACGTCGACGTTGTCACAATTGGTGACGGATTATCGCAGGTTTGGGGAGGAAGTCGCGGTGATCCAGGCAAAAGCTAAACCGCATACCCCTCTAGAGCGAGCCAAGGAACGGTCATACGGATTTCTCAAACAAATTTACATGTCGGAAATTAAGCGCAGGGATCCAAAACTGGCCAATCAGTTGCACGAGGCCAACGAGCTGACGAAACAGGCGAAGCGGACCCAAGAGGCCGAGAAGATATTGATGCCATTTATGGGAGAAAACGAGTATGGCTCAAAAAAGTTTGCAACAATGTTGGACTCTAAAGATGGAGAGACTCTTAAAAAAGCTATAGGGGCCAAAGCTTTTTCCGAGCTGAAAGAAGTTAATAAGTACGTCAAGAAAGCGGAAGAGAACATGCACGACTTTGTGGGCATACAAGCTCACAACCTAACAAGTGACGACCAAGCGGCGATTAGGATTGGGGTAGATATAATTAGAGGCCGTCTAATACAGGCATCAGGAAATATAGCAGGTCGACTAAACCGACGAATGTCTGCGGAGTTCCTTCTTGAGCCGGCGATCCAAAAGCCATACCGACGTTTTGTTCTCGATGCGGGACAGAAGAAATACCGCAGAGTTGTCCAGGACGCGCACGATCTGGTCAATGCGGTGGAAGACGCTTTCGGGGGGTTTACAGAATTTCTAGAGTCCACGGCGATCAACGAGTTTTCCGAGGAATAGCCTCGACATATAATCCTGCACAGGCAAAATACGAATCAAAAAGGAGCTCATCATGGGACTATTTTCCAACCCTCTCGGCCACGCAGGTTATCCTCCTGGCGCATCAGCCCCGGCAAATGTGGTCAACAGCTCGGTGAGGGCGGCGACTCAGGCAGAGGCACTCGCGGGGACATCAACCAACGCGTATGTTTCTCCGTCGACAGCTAGCGGGTCTAGCGCGGCGCTGTTTGCCTCTCCTCCTGCGTTGGGTAGTACGGCGCCAAACGTAGTTAACTCGACCACTCTGAATGCGTCAGGAAACACAAGCCTGGCAACGGCTGCCACGGCGACGAGCGTCAACATCGCAAATGCGGTGAACACTGGCGCCCTTGTGGTCAATATTGCGTCGGGAGCCAGCGCGGCCAATTCGACGGTGAACATTCTGAACGGCACGCCTTCATCTGGAAATCAAGTTATTAATATACTAAATGGAACGGCGTCGCCTGGAGTCCAAACATTCAATTTGTCGACGGCGTCAAGCTCTGCCACAATTAATATCGGAACTGGATCAGCTGCAAACACTTTATTTTTAGGGACAGGAAGTGCGTCTAATGTCGTCAAAATAGCGTCTGCTTCTTCTAAGGTGGGATTTTACGGCGCAAACTCTGTGGTCCAACAAACGGTTGGTTTATTAACAAATAGCGTTACTGGGGTGTATTCAGGAACAGTGAGCGACCTTACAGATACATCAGTATATGCAAGCGCAGCAGCGGGCATTTCTAGCAACTTTTATCAGCTAGCTTTTGCGGTGAACCAGTTAACAGCAGCAGTAAGGAACCTAGGCTTAGGAGCATGATTTACTATGGCCGTAGTTCGATTTGACGCTTTGCGGACCATCGCCGCAGGAGCCATTACCGCTTCGTATGCTGCGGTGGGATCTGCAACCGCATACAACATGCGATTGCTTAAGGTTGTGAACAACACAAATGGGGACATCCTTATATCTTTTGACGGAACAACTGATAATGACTTCATTTCAGCCGGCGCTTATGAGGTGTATGATTTCTCGACGAATGCTCCGAACATAAACGATTCTGATTCATTTGTTTTAGCGGTGAACACACAGATTTACGCCAAGTATTCCACTGCGCCCACGACTGGCTCGGTGTGGATCACGGGCATTTATGCGCGGGGGGTCTAATGAGCCAGGTCGGATCCGCCAGCATTGCAGGCACGCCGGTTGTTCCCACGCAATTCACCACAAATAGCGGTATAGCAATCCCGGTCGCGCACAACCTGAACGTCCTCGGCTCGGCTGGGGCGACCACGTCGGGTTCTGGCAGCACGATCACGATCACTGTTTCTGGGGCGGGATTCACCTGGAATGTCGTCACTAGCGCAAGCAACCCGATCACGTTGATTCCAGAGAACGGCTACATTTCTAAAGGCGGAACTCAGGTTGTTTTCGCGCTGCCATTGATCGCCGCTGTTGGAGACACATATAAGCTTGTTGGGTACGGAAACCTGTTTAAGGTCTCGCAGAACGCCGGGCAAAGCATTAGTTTAGGTTTCAGCACAACGACGGTAGGGGTAACTGGGGACATAACAGCAACTGCCGCGCGAGACACAATGGAGATAGTTTGCGTTACGGCAAATTCCGAGTTTCAAATAGTTTCATGCGTTGGAAATCCAAGCTTTACATAGGACATTTATGGCAACAAATAATTCGATTAACCTCAAAGATTCTGGCGCCATACGATACGACGGGGCGGGAACGTTCGCGGCGTCTACACTGACAAACCACGCGACGTTGATCGGCGGTGCGTCGAGCGCAATCACGTCGGTGTTGCAGGGTGCAGGCCAGCTGTTAATCGGAACCACCGCAGGGGATCCGACTGCGGCCGCGCTAACCGCGGGAACCGGGGTGGCCATTACGAGCGCCTCCGGGTCGATCACGATCAACACAACGGGTGGCGGGATGACCTGGACGGTTGTCACCGGAACATCGCAATCGGTTGCCGTGAATAACGGCTATATTGCGAATAATGCTGGACTGATAACGTTTACAATGCCAACCACAAGCGCTGTGGGGGACGTTTTCGAGATCACCGGGATGAACACTGCGCTCGGGTGGAAGATCGCGCAGTCCGCAAACCAACAAATATTTTATGGCATTTTGTCTACAACGGTCGGAACTGGCGGGTCCCTGGCGTCAACGCAAACGCGCGATACTGTAAAATTGGTTTGCATCGTGGCAAATCTGACCTGGAATGTCGTTTTCTCTATCGGAAATATCACGGTGGTGTAAAATGGCGACGAACAATGCAGCGAATTTCGGGACGGGGGTAGCCGGACAGGTTCTGACTAGCAACGGTTCTGGGGCGTCACCGACGTTTCAGGCTGTTCCCGAGGAGGCGGACATAAAATCAAGTCCGGCGTGGCTAGGGATCAACAACACTCTGCTATACTGGAACACCTCCCCGTATATCACGTCTGCGGCGATAACCCCATCGTCAAAACAAACGTATCTAGTTCCGTTCAGCACGCAGGGGGCGTTTACCCTGAACCGCATTGCCGTTTTGTGTGCGGTCTACTCTGCGCCGCTGGATGTTTTGCGATTTGGGATTTACACGATGGACAGCTCCACAGGTGCGGCGACGCTGCTGACCGATTTCGGTACCGTCAACGCGACTGGAACCGGCAGAATCGGACTCACAGCGTTAGGACAGGCAATTACGCCAGGGTTTTATTACCTGGCGGTGATTTTTAACACCGTCAACAATACTTATACGGCGAATTCGGGAAACGTCGCCGTCGTCGTCGACACCGGGACCGGAAACCTTATCGCAGGGTTTGTGTATAACAACGGTTCGGCCGCACTGCCGTCGAGCATTTCGTCGGCAAACCTGAGCGGAACGCAGATCGTTTCTCCGCCGCTCATCCTGATCAACGGAACGTAATGGCAACCAACTGCGCATCAAATTTTGGAACCGGCACTGCTGGGCAAATCCTGACGAGCAACGGCGAGGGGAATGCCCCGACGTTTCAGGACCTGGCAGCGCGCGGAGGAATACCGTCGATCCCAAAATGGGCCAAAGTCAATTCAAATCTTTGGTGGAGCCCTGTTCCATATAAGGCACTGGGGAATATTGGGGTTACGGGGAGCACGATTTACGGTACGCCGTTTGTTACGTATGGGTCATTCACGATTACAGCTGTGGCGATAACATGCGGGTTTTATTCTGTCTCATCCTCCCTGGAATTTGCGCTTTACTCCTGTGCAAGTGCTGGCACAGGAACTTTGATTAATTCCCTGGGGACGGTTTCAGTCACTGGAACAGGGTTAAAAACGATTACCTCCTTGTCTCAGGCCGTTTCTCCAGGCTGGTATTATTTGTGTTTTCAGCCAAGCAATTCTGCCAATCAATATAACTATGCGAGCACGACAAACACCGCTTGTTTCGTGAACAAAACGGACACTGGTGTTACGATGGGTGGGGTCTCCTATGCCAAAGGAACCGCCGGCTTTCCGGCGTCAATCACGGCTGGACAATTCGGAACAATCCTAGGTTCGAATTCGTTTGTTTTGTTAATGCAGGGCGCGTAAGAAAGACAATAAGGAAATACAGAATGGTAACGAATAATGCATCAAATTTTGGAACTGGAACGTCTGGGCAGGCCCTGACGAGCAACGGCGAGGGGAATGCCCCGACGTTTCAAGCGGTAGCGCAGCAGCCAGGGCACCCCTATGCCGTCGGTACTGCGCTGGCTCTGGGCCTAACGGCTGTGTGCATCCCATGGGTGGTCTGTGGTCACGGAGGTCCGGTGCCGGGCACTGCAGCTATATCGAATACCTCTATTTTTCTAATACCTATGTATATAGACGAGAAAATTACATATACAAAAATAGGCTGTCAAGTGATCGGCACTCCTGGGGCTGGATCAACTATAGATTTAATAATATATAGCAATTCCGGGACTGGCGGGTTGCCTGGAGCTGTTTTGATTACAGCAACCAACCTGTCGTCGGCCGCGGCGGGCCTAGTAGAAGGGACGATTTCTTTCTCTCCCACACCGGGATATTACTGGGTTGGTGTACAGAGAAACGCAACGGCAGCCGTTAGTTTAACAGGATATTCAAATGCAGACGATTTTGCTTTTTTTACCAATAGGGCTCTTATAAGTTTAGGCGTCCCAACGACTGTAATACAAATACAATCCCAGCTAGCAGCAACAAATACATATGGAACATACAACGCCAATCCAACTATAACATCAAACAGCCCTGTGTTTAACATCCCATTGATCTACCTTAGGTAAACATGAAAAAGCTTTTGATCTCCACACCAGCACAAAACGGCCTAGTGACCGGGACATACGCCATCGCTTTAGCGGAGACATATGCCCTTCTGCTTGCCAGTGGGATCACGTGTGTTTTGAGTATTCGCCCGTCCGGATCGCTGCTCATGTCGGCACGAAACGGCATCCTAGCGGATTTTCTCAGGATGGATTTCACCCACATTTTGTGTGTGGACGCCGATATCGCCTGGAATCCTCAAGACGTACTCAGGATGCTCGGCTACGATCAAGACTTCGTGGCAGCTTGTTACGTGGCTCGGGGTGCGAACCATTTCTGTTTTCGCCCGGAATTGGACCCGAACGGCAATTTCGTGGAGACCGCTCAAGGACTGCTTGAAATGCAAACGATTCCTGCGGGGTTTATGCTCCTGAGCCGAAAAATGATCCAATCCATGTGCGATCAGAACCCCAATCTATACTACAAGCCCAAAAATCAAGGCCCAAAATGCAGTGGAGAAATTATTCGTCAGGAGGCACAATGAGCTCTATGGAACAAGTCGTTGCTTCGGATGACGGATTCGCTTTATTTAACTGCGAAATCATTGACGGTGAGTTTTGGGGTGAGGATTACGTTTTCTGTATACGCGCGAGGCAAGCTGGATTCAAGGTGCTTGTGGACCCTCGAATTGAATTAAATCACGCGGGCGCAAGATGCTCATTACAGTCAGTCATAGAAAGCCAGAAAAAGGAGTCCTTCGATGCCACTTAAGAAAGGCAAATCTAAAGCTGTTATTTCTTCGAATATTCGTAAAGAGCGCGAAGCGGGCAAACCGGAAAAGCAGGCGGTGGCCATTGCTCTTGCCTCCGCCCGCAGAGCTGGAGCAAAGATTACCAAGAAGAAACGCTAATTCGCCAGCGTCTTTTCCTCTTCGATCGCGAACTCTATCGTATCAGCTACAGCCCTTTCTGCACGGAAAATGTTTGGTATCGAGCACCCCGTTAGAACGGCTGCCAGTACAAGCATAAATAATTTCATTCTTCCACCCTCTTTTTATCGGTCCATTTTTTGAACGCTATCATGAATTCTTCGAACCGTTTTACGGCCTCTCGCTTTACTTCCTCGACGTCTGTGCGCATGATCTCGGCGCTATGAGCAAGGAAGGCGTTCATTTTATCCCGCTCCCTTTTATTCATAGTCTTCGGTAGCTGCAATTCGAATTCTAGGCACTGTGCGGGCTCGTAGGCGGCTTTCGCGTCCTCGTCGGGGTCCTCCCCTGTCTCAAGCGCAAACGTCTTCAGGAGGGCGTATTTGTACGCGTACGACACGGCCTTTCCGGGTCCTTTATCCCCTGCATCAACGCCATACCCATACCAAATCGACGAGAAGCAATCGTTTGGGTCATCGGCATTTTTGAAAACGACGCATAGTTTTACTACGGTTCGGTTTCCCTCCTGTCGCAGCTCATCAATCGTGGGAATTACGACGATGCCGCTTTTCACCAATCGCGGGTGAACTGCGGCGGTTACCTGGTCGTGGCTGGCAAAACGGTACTGCCCGTTTACGGTTTTGTCGCTTTTCTGGACGTAATCCAGATCCTGCATGATCTCAATAATCTTTTGATATATGTTTTTAGGTTTTGAGTCCACTTTTCCCCTTTCGTTTGTTGAAGAATTTGTATAACACCAATGCATGGTGAAACATGTTCACAAGCCGCCTGAGAGACATCGTCTTTTTCTTAACATCGCATCTGGTATTATCGAACGTGTGCACGCGGGCCTCTGAACCGTCTTTGTTCAGGTAAACCAGAGCCGCAGCCTGCACGGGCATATCGTGCATCTTGAGCAGCTGGCTATATGCGGCAACCTGAATCGGGTGCGAGCTGACTGGCTGAGAGGTGGTTTTGAGGTCCACGACAATCCGCCGCCCGTCGACGTGCTCGATTAGTAGGTCGATTTGTCCGGTATATCCGAAATGCGAATCCTCCTCCTCCTCCCCTTCAGGCTCCTCTGCGGTAAATCGGCGCTCCACCAGGATCACGTCGCGAACATTAGCGGCCATCCATGCCCTAAAGCAATCGACATAACCGCGGAACTCCGCCGGGACCATGTTTTCGGGCATCCATTCACCGGATGCGATCGCCGAACAGAACGCGTGCACCGCTGTACCGCGTGCGGCCGCCCTTTGCAGGGTGTCTTGTGGAACGTGTTGGTAGCCTGTAAACGGTTTGAGAATCTCTGTGACGCGTGCATATTCCATATTCGAAAAAATCTCTTTGTGATAACTTAAATTTCAAGGTACCATACACGTAAAATTTTAGGTATAGGAATTGGCAGAAAAAGCAGAACCTCCAGTCAAGCGCGGTCCTGGCCGTCCTCGCGTGCCTAAACCTCCCAAGCGCCCTCCAGGAAGGCCCAGGCTGCCCAATGCGATGATCAAAATCAATCTGTATATCGAGAAACAGGAGTACGAGCGCCTCAAGGAAATCGCCCGGGTGGAGTCGATCGCTCATGGGAAACCGATCGGAGCGCTTTTCCTGATTCGAGAGGCCGTGAATTATATTTATCGGGACGAAATGCGGCTCAGGGACATGTTCCGGCGATACCGAACAAGATCCGTTCGGCGTTTGATGAATTTACGTTGAACAGATATATTAAAAGTTTTAGGATACCATGAGAATCACATACGACCGAGAGACGAGGCAGTTTGTAGGCATCGACGAGCGGGTTTTGGCGAATCTGTCGCTCTTGTTTCCGGGGGTCAACATACAGCGCGAGCTCGTAAAAATGGGTATGTGGCTGGATGATTCTCCGAAAGCAAAGAAGCATCGTGGGACACTGTGTTTTATCAACGCCTGGTTGCGCCGAATCCGCGTGACTGAGCCCGTCGCTCCCGCTGTGGAATCGAACCTGTCCCGTGAACGATATGTCGAGGATTTATGGAAGGGCCGAAGATCAATCCTAGAAATGAACACACACCATTCCTGAGGGCCTCAAGAGAGCTTTACACAGATTATATCGTTCCTGTGGCAGAGCTACCGCAGAGTTACCGCGACGAAATCGATCCTGGCTATACGACGGGGTGGTCGGATCTCGACCGCCTGTTGATGGGAATTCGGCTTGGAGAGGTCACCGTAATTTCGGCAGACACAGGCAGCGGAAAAACGACATTCGCAACACAGCTGCTGTGTAATGTTGCCATGCAGGGGGTGGCCGTGTGGATCAATAGCTGGGAAATGGCCCCATCTAGCATCGTTCGCAAAATGGCGTCGCTCGTCCTGCGCAAAAACATGAAATTGGAACGTTTCACCGTCGAGGATAATTCCGCATTTGATGCCTGGTGCCTGAGATATAGCGTGTTCCTGAATCCTGTGACGATTGGATTGAGCCTGGAACAGTTAGCCGAGCAGCTCAAAAAGGCTGCCGAGTTGGGCATAAAAGTTGTGCTTTTAGATCACCTGGATTATCTCGTGCACTCACGGCGAGAAAAGCATTATGAGGACGTCGATGCCACGGTGAAAGCCTTGCATGAGATGGCGTTTCTCTTGAAAATGCATCTTATCCTCATATGCCACCCTAAACAATCCGCGACAGGACAGGAAGAAATCGGCATTCATTCTCTCAAAGGAAGCAGCTCGATCAAACAATATGCGGACAACATCATTGTGCTGCACAGGTGTTCGCGCACAGATTCGCAGGCACACTCGAGCAAAACGAAAGTTCGCGTGGTGAAGAATCGCGCTTTAGGCTCCGAAGGCACCACTTACCTTTTCTATGAGGCGTGGGACGGATACACACAAATAAAGGAGATTCATGCGCGTTGCAGTAAAGAACAGCAAAACTGAGGTTGAATGTCTGAATTACAGGCCCGTCAGCAAAGGAGCGCTTGTAGGCTTTTTCACGCTCGTGGAGTATTCGCCAGACTATCCGCTAGGTAGGAAAACGTCCGATTGTTGTCTGTTCACAAAGGCAGATCGATCCTGGATTACATTCCCGAGCCGGCCTGGAAAAACCGAATCGCCAGATGGGAAAACCGTGTATTTTCCGTATGTGGCTTTTCCTGATAAGACGTTTCAAAACAATCTCTCGTCAGCGGCTGTGGAGGCGCTACAAGATGAAAGGCCTAAACCTCAACTCAAAGTTCCCTCAGATGCAATACAAGATAGTGCATCCTTTGATTGGTAATGCCGTGTTCGCGTCCGCTCAGGATGCTAGGGCGGAAGCCGCTCGAATGGCTATTGTTGAGGCCGAGGAATTCTACACGCCTAGAATTCATTATCGTGCATGTGAGAATTTATCTGAAATGTTGGATTGTATGGAGGAAGTCTGATGAAAAAAGAAGAGCACAGATTAAATGGCAACGTGTCATTTGCGACTGTTTTAGATGAAAAAAGGTTTAACAAGATGAAGCTTCATTGCTGCGTCGAAGGAACAACAATCCGAGAGTGGCTGAGAGCAATGGTTGACACTTTGCCTGATCGAGAAGTTAAGCTTTTGTCTAAATAATGGGCTTAAAGGACATCATCCGGCGAAAGAAGCTCATCGAAATGTTCGGGCACGAGATGCAGATGACGTTGCCGGGTGAGCCCTTGATTTATAGCGTTCAAACGCGCCTCACAAACCGAACTGACGGTCCCGATTATTTCCGGGATAGGCAGCACATTCCGAAAATGAAATGCATTTTCCCGAAATATATCAGCCCAAAATCACCCGTCGTTCTTTTGGTGAATTTCTACGTGAGCCCACTGCCGTTTATGGAAGTGCCGGAGAAACTCGTCAAATCTGAGGCGGTGGCGACGCATGCGTACGAAATTTGCGAGTATTTGTTGTCATTTATGCAAATGGTTCGATGCGCGCTTTTGAACAGCTATCGCCAGATCGTGAAAATCGACGCAGAAAAGTACTATAGTAGCGATCCGAGGACCGTTTTCAAATTCATGTCTTGGAGCAATTATGAGACCCTTTTACGAGGTGAAAATCCCGTGGACGCCACAGCCCAGCTCCAAAGTACAGCTCAGCGTAAACAACCAATACCGCCCTCCCGTGCGCGGAAAACTAGCGATACGGGACTTTGTGTGCCGGGACCTGGCTCTGACGGAAATCCCCCTGTTCTCGGGTCCGGTGATGGTCCTGGTGTGGTTTTGCATGCCCCTACCAGGGAGCATCGGGAAAAGCCGGCGAGCGATCCTGTCTGAAATGCCGCACGACACGCCTCCAGAACTCGAGGACCTGTTCAAAACCGTGAAAATGTCTCTTCGCGGTGTGATTTGGGAGCGGGATTGCCAGATTTGCAGCCAGAATTTGCAAAAGGTCGTGGTCGACCACCATCAGGGTTCGACGCTGATTCGCGTGAAACCCATTGAGGCCATTCGTGTTGACCCGCTATTGTGGGCAGACAAAATCAGAGACGGAATGGATTTCGCCGATGCCTATGCCACCGCCTAGTCTGGAACAATCTCTCCTGTCGCAAGCGGTCCTCGTGTCGGCCATGGTCGATTATCTGGTGGAAAAAGTCGGTCAATCGCATCTTGCCGGCAGTGACGCAGAGGACGTTTTGCGGCTCATGCAACACCACTGCAATTCCCTCCAGATCGCCATTTTCTGCGACGAAAACCGTCATTATTGACAGAATTCGCCTTTTGTGGCATTCTCAGCTCCTCTACACGGAGGGCCCTCATGTTGCACGACAGCTCGCTATTCGTTCCCGCATTCCCAGCAGAATCGATTTTCTGGGACTGGACGCGGCAACCCAAGACAAGGGATTATTTGAACAGAACGGAGCCATTTCCTTCAGGAATCGTGGCCTGCGCCGAGCTGGAGGGCGTTTCTCCCAGTCAGTATATGAACGATTTGTGGTGCTCAAAGTCCGGCGAACAGAGGCAGGCCGAGTTCCTCGACACGTCTCCGGTTCTGAGCGGGAACACAGTGCGCCAGCTCCTTCCGGGCGCTCGTGAGGCGGTTGATAAATTCGTTGTAAAAGCCGATTCTGGCGCAATCTACGTTCGGTTCGAGACTGAAACGGGGCATGAGTTTGTGCCTATCGACGATGTAACGAGCTATGTTCCTGTCGAAAAGCCCCCAAGCGTGGTCAGCCGAGTTGGTTATATAGCGAAAGTTTTATTTGCCGCATTAGCCTACATTACGATTCTTGCCGTGTGTTTCGCCCCTACGATTATGCACAAAATGTTTGCCTCTCGTAAGCCTGAAAGCGACGACGAAAACACGTTGCCGGACTCTGCGTGACTGTGATATGTTTTGCTGAAACAACACAAGGAGTCATATGGATTTATTGAATAGAATCGGTTCTGATCCCCGTCCCGATCAAATATACGTCAGGCCAGACAGTCCCGAATCACTGAAACTGTTTTTGCGCAGGGAATCGGACGCGTCTCTAAAGGGGCTCCTCGCCACCCTGAAAGTCATGAACCTGATGCAGCAAAACAACTTAAAACCAGTTTTGCAGGAACAGACCGGAATATACGAGTCGCTGTCTAGCATTAACGCATCCACAATGAATCTCGGCGGGGTTAGCGCGTTCAGCTTGTTGATTCTCCCGGCGATGGCTGCGGTGGGCGCGACCCTGACGGCCTGCACGGCTCCTGTCGCTCTCTCGGTGGCGGCGGTGGTAACGACATCGTCAGTGCTAGCGGGCCTGTCCGACGCATCGACTACGCACGCCAGGGATTTCCTGATTGAGAAAAAACAGGCGCGATTGCATCACGAGGTGGCGTGTCACTTTTACCAGCTCGAGCGAGATCGCGGGTTGGCGGCCAAAAATGCGCTGTTGACCGAACACCTGCCGAGGCACTACGAGAGCTGTTCCGCGGTAGACAAGCAATTGCTTGACGATTTGCAGTGCGCCATAACGTTGGACATTCCTCGGCTGCCGGCATTCTCCCCACACGACGTTGAGCGGAAATTCCCATACGATTACCAGGAGCTGCGGGAACGCGTTCTGCTTGTCGAGAGGCGAATTGCCCACTGTGTCAGTCGCGGCGATAACGACGGGGCAGCCAGGTTTCTGGAGAATATCGATCCCCGGCGCGGACGCCCATTTGCCTCCAATCAAATCGTGTTGGATGCGCAGTATATCGAAGCCCGGGTTGCGCAGCTGGAATCGCTTTTGGAACGAGTGCAAGCCGCTCTCGGGGAT